TATTTAAAAAACGGTGTCATTTAATATACCTAAATAGGTTTTTTATTATTTAACGACGCATCTTTATATTTCTTTTAGATGTTCTTTTACGATAATTTACTTTTTTTGATGATTTCTTTTTTGATGATTTTCTCTTTGATGATCGTCTCTTTCTCATTTTTCTTCTACCTCCCGTTATATCACCTCTAATTAAATATAATTCATCTAATTCACCACTTAAATCATCTATTTTTTCAAATCCAAATGAACTTAATTGTAAATATAATTCTTCATCTATATTTCTTCCATAATCAAGAGCAACTAATACATTTTTTCCCTTTCCTAAAGATGTTATTAAACCATCTATTAATTTTTCATTCATTTCTACGTCTTCGTCATATAAGTTTGTTACAAATACTAATATATTAATAAATTTCCATTTTTGAATTACTTCATTTTCATCAATACCTATTGTATCAAATCTACCATCTTCGTCACTTTCTACACGTGCTATAGTTATAGTTCTAAATTTTTCAATGTTATCAGGAGTTGTATTATCTTCAACTACAAAACATTTATATTTAGATACTATTTTTTTTTCATCTAATATATCATTTTCATCATATGCTATTTTGTGCATCATGTATTGCGACATATTATAGTCATCATCATTTTCATTTAAATTGGAGATTATAGTAAATAATTTTAATATACCATTTTTATGTTGTTGAGATATATCTATATTACTTAACCAATCATCATATAAATCACGACCAAGAATAGTATTAAATATAATAGAAATATGATCATCAATTTCTATATTAACATCATCGTTTAAACTTTTCAAAAAACCTTTTAATGATGTAAAATATATACCATAATTATCCATAGATTCTTCTTCTGGTTCTTGATGATTAGTAGTTGGTTGATATGGTATATCACCACCTAATATTTTATTACGCATTATACTATAATAAAATATTTTACTTATTGTGGTTTTTTATTATATTGTGCATTTTTATTATCTACCATTTTTTGTAATTCGTGTATTGATTCATGTAATACAGAAAATGTATCTTTTAGTGTTTTATCAGTCATTATATTTTCATATTTTTCATTATCTTCTTCATCATTTACAACATCATCACTATCTTTTTTATTATTATTATTTTCAAAACTTTCATTAATTAAAAGTTCACTTTTATATAATTCTTTAGCGGCTTGTATTGAATTATCCATATTAATAGTAACTACAAATGCGACCAACATAAATATACCTAACATTAAGTCTTCATCAAAACATATTGTATAAAATATGAATAATAATATAGTGAACTTAATATATGGATGATTTATTAAAGATAACCAAGGACGTGGTGTATATATAGAAATTACTGATATATAAATAATTAAAATTATAACATACATCATATTAGGTGTAATTTTATAATTGAATATGTTAAATTCCATTGATATATTTGTAATATATCAATATAATATTAATTCATTTTATGACCTAAAAATCAACAGGTGCTCCTACTTCATTCATTGGGTCTGCTGGATTAACAACTAGAACTGTTCCATCTTCAAAGCTTTCAGTCGCAACTTTTGTATTTTCACATAATTTATCTAATGTTGTATTTTGTATATTTTCCAACATGCTATTAACTGCTTCTTTTGAAATACCTAATGCTTTAGTTATTTTATCCATATGTTTTGAAGCATAATCACGAACATTCATTGTCATATCAGGCATCATGTCTTGTTTTACCATACTACATAATGTTTCTTTAAATTTATTGTTCATTTCAGTACTTAAATCAGGTGATTTTTGTTCTGATTTTTGTTCTGATTTTTGTTCTTCAAAATGTTCATTTTGTTGTTCTCTAAAATTTTCAACTTCTAATTTAGTAGCTAAATTTAATATTACAAAGAATAATATTGAGATTACTAAAGCTACTTGAATATTATGTGATGCTACAAATGCTATTAAAAACATGAATAATAATTTACCGAACCATGTATCAAAAAATAGAATGACTGAATTTGGTAATGCTGGTGCTGCTAAAGCAGAATATAAAACAATTAATAAACTGACAATTAAAGTTGCCATCTTATTATTGGTTAGAAGTTTTGTTAAATCTTTCATTATTATATATACTATATAATTAAAAATTTAAAAACTTAAGAAAATTATTATTCTTAAATTTTATTTATTAGATGACTGTTTTTTCGCCTTTTTATATTCATTAACATTTTTTGTAAAATCAGTATCAATATCAATATTTTCAATAAATTTTTTTACCGTTTTTCTTGGAACCATTGCGGCAGTCGCCATTTCTGTATATATTACTGTTCTTGCGAATAATAAATTACTTATTCCTTTTCCATAATCCGTCGTATTATTATTCAATTTATCACGTACATCAGGTGTATCATACCAATCTATAAATTTTTTCATATCTTCATCTAATTCCATTGATTTATCTATTACATTAGTGACATTATAAAAATGTTCTTTTGATGATTCTAATCTAGTTGCTAAATTTAATATTATCATAAATAATATTGATATTGTTAATGCTACTTGAATATTATGTGATGCTACAAATCCAATTAAAAACATGAATAATAATTTACCATACCAAGTATCAAAGAAAAGAATAACTGAATTTGGTAAAGAAGGAGCAGCTAAAGCAGCATATAAAATAATTAATAAAGTTACAATTGAAGTTGATATTTTATCATTAACTAACATATTTTATATTGTATACTATTAAAAAATATTAGTAGATGGTGATACATTAGGAAGTGTATTAGCTAGTCCAATATCTTTTTTAGATGTATAACTTATTAACTTATCACTAAAATCTTTTTCAATACCCCATTTATCAAAAAAGTTTTTAATAACTATAGGTGACACATTCGCTTCTTTAGCATACTTAGCAATTAATAAATTGCGACCTATTAATAGGTCACCTTCTCGGTCAATATTCAATGGTTGATTTTCATATTTAGTAAGTCTTTTATTTAAATCACTATTTAGAAAAAACCAATCAGCAAATTTCTTAGTATCTGTATCTAATTCATCTATTTTAGTTTTATCTTCATAATATTCTTTATTCAATTCTAATTGTGTAGCTAAATTTAAAATTATAAAAAACAAAATAGATATAACTAATGCTACTTGAATATTATTAGATGCTACAAATGCTATTAAAAACATGAATAATAATTTACCATACCATGTATCAAAGAAAAGAATAACTGAGTTTGGTAATGATGGAGCAGCTAAAGCAGAATATAAAATAATTAACATACTTACAACGATGGTAGTAATTTTATTATTAGTTAGCATTTTTGCTAAATCTTTCATATCAAAAATAGTATATAATATTTACATATTATTTTCTAAATTGTATTTAAAATGCCATACTGCACTTTAGAAGAAGCATGGAATGTTGAAGTTTATCCAGATGATGAAAAAGAACTTGTTAAACAACCTCCACCTACTGAAAAATATGGTTATTCTAATAAAATATATGAGCCTAATCCAACACCAATGGATATTCCACGTCCACAATATACAATGAAAGAACATTTATCTGAATTTGAAGATGAACATCAAAAACGTATAGTATCAAATCAAGTAAATCCATATACAAAATTGATAGAAGAACTTAAGAGTGATAATAAAAAATTGAGAGAAAGAATAGAAGAATTACAAAAATTTTCTACAAAACAACAAGATAAAGATAGTTTATTTGACGTTATTCTATATATCTCTACAGGTATATTTGTTATATTTATGATGGAAAATATTACAAATATGGGGCGTCGCTATTAAAACTTAAAAGGTCTTGTTATTAATGCCTTAATATCATACTTATCATCAGCTATAACATTGTGATGTCTTGGTGAAGAAACTTCCGTAGTTAAATGAGAAATCATATTGATATCTTTAGAATAATCTTTATAAGGGTTTACCATCATATCAGTTTCAATCTTCTTTACATATGGATTAGTAATATTTGATGGTATATGAGTCCATGAAATATAGAGTATATTTGGATACCCATACATAACTTTAAAGCCATTTTTTCTTAAATTTTCTATTATATAATCGGCACACTTTATACTATCATATGTAGGTAATCCTGCAACAAAATTAGGAATATTATAAACACAATATTGTAAATCTCGTTCAGAACTGAGTTGAATACGGGTATGACATTTAGAGAGTATTTGATTATAAGTGTTATATTTTTTAATTTCACGTTCATCTTTTTTACGATTAAGTTCAAAAATGTTCAACATCTTATTTATTATATACATAAAAAACATAAACATTATTATTCACACTATATAATAATGATTACGAATCTTGTATTAAGTGGTGGTGGTCAAGCTGGATTTTCATATATAGGAGTTATGAGATATCTTGAAGAAACGGGTCATATTAATAATATTAAAAATATATTGGGTGTATCAATAGGTTCAATATTTTCTTTAATGATTACATTGAATATTAATTCAAAACAATTTGGTAATTTATTGAAGTTAGTAAATACAGAAATGGGTGAAATTAATATACATAATATATTATCATTCTTTGATACGTTTGGTATTGATGATTGCGAAAGAATTACAAAATTAATAAAAGCCTGTATTAAAGTTAAATTGGGTAATGAAAATGCTACATTTGAAGATATAAATAATTATAATAAAAATAAAAATTTACTCATATTCACAACTAATCTAACAAAAAAAGAAAAAACTATTTTCTCTTTTGATAAAACACCACATGTAGAATTATGGAAAGCTATAAGAGCATCATGTACGTACCCACTATATTTTCAACCAATTAAAATAGATGATGATTTATATGTAGATGGTGGTGTATCTTGTAACTATCCAATATACTATTTTAAAGATGATATTGAAAATACTTTAGGTATATCATTTTTATATACTAATAATAATAATGAAAATGATATGAAGAAAAATGATTTTGTTAACTATATTTCATCTATATTTATGGTTATTATAGGTTCATTAGAAAAACATATTATTGAACTTTATAAAGAACATACAATTCAATTAGAAATTCCAATATCATATATAACTGATTATAAAATGTCACGTGAAAGTAAAGAAGAAATATATGAATTAGGGTATAATGAGTTTAAGAAAGAATGGAAAACTAAATTTCCTGATGATATTCCTAGTGAAACTGCTAGTCATTATAATGAAAATTGGGAAAATGAATTAGAAGATATTCGCTCACATATGAACTAATAAAATATCTTTATTTATACTATAAATGTGTATGGAATTATTAGAAAATCCTATATTTTATGGATTAATAGCAGTATTTTTAGCTGTATATGGTCCAAGATTACATCCAAGATTACCTAAGAATATTCGCTTATTATTTAATGCTTCATGGTTTCGTTTATTAGTAATATTATTGATAGTTTTCTTATCATCACATGATTTAAAATTATCATTATTAGTATCTCTAGCATTTTTATTAATTATAATGTTAGTAGATAGTGCTGATATTAGAGAACATTTTGAAAGTTGTTTGAAAAAAGAAGAAGATAAATAATATTTTTTATGTATCATTATAATATAATTAATATGCAAAAGTGGTTAACTAAAAATTTAATTGAAAATACTTATGTATTTGCTATTTTAGCCGTTTTCTTAGCAATGTATGGACCTCGTTTACATATCGCATTACCACGTTCTATACGTTCATTATTCTCTAATCCATTATTTCGTGGTTTAGTTTTATTCATTATTGTTTATTTATCTAATCATGATATGATTATGGCATTAACAATTACAATAATTTTTGTAGTTGTAATGTATGGTGTTCAAATGAGTAATCTATTAGAAGGTATGTATCAAGAAAACTTTGAAGTTTATGGTAAACCTGTATCAAACTGTTCTAACTATGAAAAAGATAATTCAGCTCAACCAGTATACCCTTCAAGCTGAATCATTTGATGAATCATCACTAATAGTTGATGTATTATCAACTGGTTCAACTCTTTCTAATTCTGGTCGTGTACATACATCACCTACACAATTAGCTGACATTTCTTTTTTTGGAAGAGGACAATTATCTCCTTCACATTTAGAAGCACCCTTCTTATATTTATTATATACATAATAACAAATTCCACATACAGCAATGACTGCTACAGCAATTAAACCAATTAAAACGTATTTTTCCATATTATGTTATAATCTATAAAATTATAAAATAATATTACTAATTACGCACTAGCTACTTTTTATTTTTAATGTTTTTTTTACGACTTAGTCTCTTTTTTCTAGAAACTTTTTTACTTCTTTTTTTATTTTTAGCATCTTTAAATAGAATCTTTAATAAAGTATCTTTTAATGATTTACCACCGCCATTTAATAGATATTCTTCAATAGGAGGTAAATCATCATCTTTTTTTTGAACTTTATTCATTTTATTATAAATATAGATTTAATAGCGAAGCATAGTTTCTAAATAACTCATCATATCTTTTTCTGTTCTATTTCCTTCATATGTATAATTTTTACCATCTTTTGTAAATATTAATGTTGGATATCCATCAACCTTATATTCACGAGCCATGTCTTTATTTTCTTCAGCATTAATCATCTTAACAACAATTTTTTTACCATTCAATTCACCAGAAGTACACTTATCCATAACTTTGTTAAATTCAGGTTTAGCATGAGTACAATGAGGACACCAATCAGTATAGAACATCATAAAACTTGATGGTGATTCTAAATTAGTAAAAGTTTCATTCTTCTTAGTTTTTGATGATTTAGGAAGACCATATAAATAAATTACTATTAAAATTATTATAGCCGCTACAATACCACATAACATGTATGTAGGAATTGATTTAAATAATCCAGTAATTTTATGTAAAAGTTTCATTATATAATATAATCATTTAATTTTTTCTTTTTTTTTATTTTGGCTTATAATGTCTAAATACTACATTACAATCTTCATTACTTGAATATAATGTTTTTACTATTTTAAATATATAGAAATTATTTTCATATTCAGGAAAAAAAACATCACATTTATAATCTTTACAAACATTTGTAATATATAAGTTATCAACAATATTCATATACTTTTTATAAATTGCACGTCCACCTATAAAAAATACTTTATTAATATTATTCATTTTATTAAAATAGTCAATATAGTATTCTAATTTACTTTCATTACAATAAATTAAATTATCACTAGATTGATAGTTTTCGTAATTATTAGTTAATACAATATTTATTCTATCTTTTAATGGTTTTCTAGTAGATGGAATTGAATCATATGTTTTTCTTCCCATAACTACAATATGATTCAATGTAATATCACGAAAATATATTAAATCTTCACTTATATACCATGGTATACGCCCTTCATTACCAATACCATAATAAGAATCATGAGCGACAATCATATTATATTCAATATTTTTATTAGAAAATATATTCTTGTATGATGACATATTTTATAATAGATTAAATTTTAGATTTTTTTTTTTTAAAAAAGTGAACTTATATTTTCAGGTAATGGACTAATCTTAGTTTTATACCATTTTTGTAATCTATCAATAATAGGTGTTTCATTTTCAGTAACGAAATTGATAGCAATACCTTTACGACCATAACGTCCCGTTCTACCAATACGATGTATATAAGTTTCACACATTTTAGGTAAATCATAATTAATAACAACTGATACTTGTTGTATATCAATACCACGAGCAATAATATCAGTTGTTAAGAGAATACGACTTTCGCCAGTTCTAAATGATTTCATAACTTTTTCACGTTCAATGTGTTTCATTTCACCGTGTAAAAGTGCAACTGAGAAATTTTGTTCTTCTAATTTTTCTTTAATATCTTCAGCTTTTCTACGTGAATTTACAAATATAATTGTTAAATTAATACGAAGTCTTTCATATAAATCTACTAAAGTTTCTATTTTCCAGTTTTCATTATCAACACCTAAATAAAATTGTTCAATACCATCTAATGTAACTTGTTCGGGATTTACTAAGATACGAACAACATTATCTGTCATAATTTTATTAGTTATTTCTAATGCAGATTCCGGCATAGTAGCACTAAATACGCAAACTTGACATTGTTTAGGAACAAATTGAAAAATTTCATATAATTGTTCTTTAAAGCCTTTAGAAAGCATTTCATCTGCTTCATCTATAATTAAACATTTCAATTTTGTCATTCTTAAAACATATCGTTTAATCATATCTTGAATACGACCAGGTGTTCCTACAATAAATTGAGCACCTCCATCTAAAGCTTTTTTATTGCTATCAATAGAGACACCTCCAATTAATAAAGCACTTTTCAATTTCATATATTGTGATAAACACGTAAAATTATAATATATTTGTTGTGCTAATTCGTGATTAGGACAAATAACAAGTATTTGAGGTCTTTCTATAGTTCTATCAACTTGATTTAAAGCACCGATTAAAAAGGTTGCTGTTTTACCAGTTCCTGATTGAGATTGTGCGATAAGGTCGCGATGTTCTAACATAGGTTTTATTGCTTTACGTTGTATAGGTGATGGAATTTCATAACCCATTGAATAAATACCACGTAATAAATCTTCATTTAAACCGAGTTCATCAAATGATTTACATTCGGTTACTACATATTCATTTGTTTGTGATGATGACATCTTAAATTATAGTAATATAAGATATAATCTTTAAATCATTATGTATCTCTTTTATTTTTCAAATGTAGAATATGATTGTGCTAAATCATATGAATTAGAAGCTTGATATGGTAAAGTTTCTGTTTGTAAAGTTTTAGCTAATTTATATGATAGAGCATATGCTTTTTGATTTTGGTCAACTATTGTATCATCATTATTTTTAGTAATGGTAGGTTCAAAATGTTCAAATATTTTATTTTTTGAGCAAACACCAACATTATTTCTATTTTTTTGAACTATTTTAGCACTTTTATTTTGTGTAAATTTTTCAATAGTTTCTTTATCATCTATGTTGACATATATTGTATTTTTTTGTTCAGGTAAATTTATTATAGCATCTTTCAATCTATAATCAACGACTGAAGCAATAGTTATTCCTAGATAGTAACCAAATAGTAAGATTACAAAAAGGCCTATTATTATTTGTTGCCACTCTTTCATATTCTATTATTATAGAATAATTTTTTATCCATAATAATATTAATATAATAACATGTCAGCTCAAGATAGTAAACAAAGTAATACTTTTGAACAAAGTAAATGTATCGTCGGAAATAGACAATCACCTATAAATATTATATCAGCTAATGCTAAGCAGTGTAATGCCTTATGTAATTTACGTTTTTTTTATAGAAGCTCATTATGTTCTATTGAAAATAATGGGTTTAGTTTCACTATTAGGTATGACCCTGGTTCAAGTGTTGTATATAAGGATGAAGTATTCAGTCTAGAAACAATAACGATAACTATACCAGCTTCACATAAAATAGATGGTAAATCGTATAATGGAGAAATCATGATAAATCATCGTAATACAATAACTAAAAATTTATTAATTGTTTCTGTATTTTTACAACTAGACAATAATGATATTGCTAGTGCTTCAAAAGGTTTTCTTGATGAATTTGTAGATATTATACCATCAACTAATAGTGCTAAATTAGTGAATTTAGGTAAAGATTGGAATATATTTGATGTATTACCTGAAGATAAAGGATTTTATACTTATCAAGGGTCTATTATAAGAGAACCATGTACTGAAAATGTTACATGGGTTGTAATGGCGAATCCAGTATATGCTAGTATAAAGTTTTTTGATAAGATGAAGCAATTATTTCCAAATGAGAGTAATCGTGGAGCTAGAAATGATGATGCAAGAGAAGTATTATATAATCCTAATACTGATAGAGCTAATAAAGAAAACTATGGTTCATCAATGAGATGTTATGATGACATGGCATTTAGAAGTCAATGTTCATTATTATCTCAAAATGCCTTAATTAAGGAGCAAAAAGATGATTCACTTATGTATATAATACTATTCATATTAGGAGTTATAGTTATAGTATTACTAATTTTAATAAGAGAAAAAGTGAATTTAATGGAAAAGATGCGAAATATAGGTAATAGGTTATCTTCATCTTTACAGAGTAAATAATTAGTTTCTTTTTGATGTCTTACGTTCTTTTAGAGACAAGCACATTTCTTTACATTTAGAAACTTGAGTTTTTATTAATTCTATAGCATTTTTTGTAATTTTATTTTCATCTTTTAATATTTTTAATATTTCTTTACACATATTTAATTGTTCTTTCAATAACTGTATTTCATTTGTTTGATTTTCAATATGGTCTATTAAATCATCCATATAATCTCTCTTTTTCCAAAAAATAGTTTCAAATATAGGTTCTTTATCATCTGGAAATTCATAATGCTGTTTTTTTACATACCATTTAAAAGAACCACGTGATAAACATACCGATTTATCTGTAGTATATACAAGCCTTCCTCCTTCACGAAAACATTGTTTATGATTGCTATCAATTGTGACATATCTAACTTGTGAATTTACAGGAACTTCGTCAATATTATCAATACGAACAAAATTGTCAAGTAATTCTTCTATTTCATTTTTAGTATATTCTTTTGTTCGTCTTTTTTTCTTTTTTAGACTGATTATTTTATTAGACATCTTATAATATAATCATATTTTGACTTTTATAAAAAAAGCTTACTCTTATTGTGTTTAAAGAATAAAAATAATTATATACCTATAATATAAAATAATCAATGGGTTTAGGTTATATGTTACTTGCTGTAAAGAGTGAGCAAGATAAATATTTAGTAGGTAATCCACAATTTACCTTTTTTAAGGGTGCTTATAGAAGACATACACATTTCGCATTAGATCCTGTATATGTTCCATTTATTGGTGAAACTGCTAATGCGTATGGTCGTAAATTATATGTAGATATTCCAAAAAGTGGAGATTTATTACACCGAATGTATTTAGTGTTTGATATTGAAATTCCTAATCAAGTTGATATTTCAAATGTCAATCTATTCGGATATTCATTTATAGAACATATTGATATTATAATAGATGGTCAACTAATTGACCGTCATTACAGTGATTGGTTAATGTTATATTTAGAATTGATGCAGGACAAAAGAAAGGAATTAGCTACTGGCTTAATGACTGGTATTCATTCACTTGGTAATAATAAGAAAACATTATTTTTACCATTAAGATTTTGGTTCAATAATGATATTGGATTATCATTACCATTAATAGCATTACAATATTCAACAGTTAGAATTGAAGTTCAATTAAATCAAAAGAGTATTCCTACCACATATGTATCCAATTTAACTACTCTAGCTAATAGTATTACAAATACAAACTTATCATTAAATAGACTTCAAATGTTATGTGAATATATACATTTAGATAAAGATGAACGTGTGTTATTTTCATCAAAACAATTAGAATATATGATTACACAAGTTCAATCTAGTTTAAATAATCCAGTTCAACTATATACTTCAAGTATGACAAATGATAGATATGAAGATTTAACACATAGATTTGATTTGCGTTTTAATCATCCTGTAAAATCTATATTTTGGGGTATAAAAGATAATAGAGTTGATTTAAGTAGTGTTGATCTATCACACAATTTATTTGATAATACAACTGGTATATTGTATTATAATTATTGGAGAAATGCAAATTATTTACGAGAACAGATGAAAGAATGTAATTTAGTTATGAATGGTAAAGATGTAACTGAACCATTAGAACCACAATATTTTCGCTTCGTTCAAGATTATCAACATCATCTAAATAGTTCATTATTGAATGTATATAATTTGAATAGGAATAGTAATAAATCACCAAATTATAAATCTAATATATATCCGATAGGAATGGGTTTTTATAATTATAATTTTGCTTTTAATCCGACTGAAACTCAACCATCTGGTTCAGTAAATTTTTCAAAATTAGAGCAAGCACAACTAAAAATGAAATTGTATCGTGATACTGATAATTTTACATATAGTTCAACATCATTAACGAGTAATTTAACAGCTAAGTATGTGAATATATACGCATTAAATATAAATATTTTGAGAATTATGAGTGGTAAGGCTGGTTTAGCATTCGCTACATAATATAGCTTTTTTTCATTTGATATAATAAAATAATACTATTATGTCAAACGCTAGAATTATGTTACTCGCAATTGGCGAGCAAGATGGTATGATTAATCAGAATGCTGAATATACTTTTTTTCAACGCGATATAAAAACTCATACACAATTTGGAACTGATTGGTTAGTTGTTAGAAATAATGATAAGAATAATACTAATTTTATCTACGATAATATGGGTTTAGATATACATGTTCCTATTAATGGTGATTTATTAACTGATGTATATTTACGTATTAAATTAGAAACATCAACACAATGGGATTATTCTGGAAATGTCGGATCTATGGCTTCTAATACATATGCTTTAGAAACATTTATGAATATTATTGATACAGTTCAATTTATTCATAATAATAAAGTAATTAGTGAGCTTGATAGCTTATATATATTATCATATTATGATTTATATTTAAATCAACAACAGAAAAATGAATTAGTTCCAATGGTATCTTATGAATATGCTAAGATTGGCGCACAAATGTCAGCATCATCACCATCATTCATAAATTTATATGTTCCTTTACCTTTTTGGTTTCATAAATCACCTATGAACGCATTCCCATTGTGGGCTATTAAAGATAATAATATTACTATAAGAGTCACTCTTAAACAATTTAAAGGTCCTTCCACACGTTCTATAAGAGATATTGAATGTTTATATAAATATGGTTTTTTAACACCTGAAGAAAAAGAACGTTTTACTAATTTACCATTAGAATATATTATTAAACAAGTTAATAGAGTTGATAAAGTCCGTGTTACACCGAATAGTACATATAAAGTTACAATACCGCAGACACATTATATGGAATATTTATTATGGAATATCGCATTAATGGAAGGTTATCAGAATACAAATACTAATATTAGTTTTAGAAAACTTATAGATGGACTTAAGAGAGCATCAATAAATATTAATGGTAATATGTTAGTTGATACAACAAGTGATTATTATAAACTAATTCAAAGATATGAGCATTTTAAGTGCGATAGTGCTTTTAAGATATACGAATATAATGATATAAGTTCGGCTCAATCATTGATATTACATCCTAATGAATATAACACCTTTCCATTTTATTACTTAGATAATTTAGGTAGTAAGTTTGTTCCAATATTACCATTATACACATATTCATTTGGATTAGAACCGGTTTTAAATAAGGATACTGGTTTCTTAAGCACTGAACAATTTACACATAGTCAGTTGACATTAGAGTTTAATAATTTAAGTGATGTAAGCCAAGACCCTAGTGGAAATCAATTTGCGGAATGTAATGTATATTTAGTTCGTCACAATATTATAAGAATAAAAGATGGAATTTTGAATATATTATTCGCTTAAGAATTTAAATATAATTACATTAAAAAAAAATCTATTTCTATTATATATTATTAATTCAAAATGGCTGGTGGTTTAATGCAATTAGTTGCTTATGGTGCTCAAGATATTTATTTAACTGGTAATCCACAAATTACCTTCTTCAAGGTCGTCTATCGTCGTCACACTAACTTTGCAGTAGAATCTATTGAACAAACTTTCAATGGTGCTGCTGATATTGGTCGTCGTTTCACTTGTACTATTGCTCGTAATGGTGATTTATTACATCGTTTATATATCCAAACTGATGTAGATATTACTGGAACACCAACTGATTCTAATTCAGCTTTCTTAGGTTTCCAAATATTAGATTATGTTGAAGTTGAAATTGGAGGTCAAGTTATTGATAAACAATACGGTGAATGGATGGCTGTTTGGTGTGATTTAACTCATACTGTTGATCAATCAGTTATGTTAGGATGTATGGTAGATTCAGCTAATGCGGCAACAACCTCACCTATTCAAAGATTACATATTCCATTACAATTCTGGTTCTGTCGTAATCCAGGTTTAGCATTACCATTAATTGCTTTACAATATCATGAAGTTAAAATTAATGTTCAATTTGTTACACAAAACCCAGCTATTATTACACAAGTTAATAATGCTTATTTAAATAATACTACTATATGGGCTGACTATATCTTCTTAGATACTGATGAACGTCGTCGTTTTGCACAAGTTTCACATGAATACTTAATTGAACAAGTTCAATACTCAAATGCTTTAACCATTGCTTCAAATGCTAGTACTACTCAACATGAATTACGTTTCAATCATCCAGTTAAAGAATTAGTTTGGTTAGTTGATCCATCATCAAATGATACTACTTTTAGTACTTATGTTCAATGTTCAGATGCTTTATTACAATTAAATGGTCAAGACCGCTTTAAACGTCGTTCGGGTGATTATTTCACTAAAGTTCAACGTTATGAACACCACACTGGTGCAGGTCGTGCCTTCTTATTAAACGCATTAACTGGAGCTGGTGGTAATCCTAGATTTGGTGGACCTAACGTATTAAATGCGACTCACGTTTATTCATTCGCTCTTAAACCTGAAGAACATCAACCATCCGGTACTTGTAACTTCAGTCGTATTGATAACGCAGTCTTAAACTTATCATTCACTACTGCTTCTGCTAATTCAGGTGTTCCAGCTGCATCATTACCAGGAGGTGCAGTCTTAAAAGTTTATGCTGTCAATTACAATGTTTTACGTATCATGTCTGGTATGGGTGGTTTAGCTTACTCTAATTAAGAGGTTTGTATACATTCATATGTTATTATCATTTTAATATAAGATGATAATTACAGTAAAAAAAAATCTATTTCTATTATATATTATTAATTCAAAATGGCAGGTGGTTTAATGCAATTAGTTGCTTATGGTGCTCAAGATATTTATTTAACTGGTAATCCACAAATTACCTTCTTCAAGGTCGTCTACCGTCGTCACACTAACTTTGCAGTAGAATCTATTGAACAAACTTTCAATGGTGCTGCAGATATTGGTCGTCGTTTTACTTGTACTATTGCTCGTAACGGTGATTTATTACATCGTTTATACTTACAAGTGGATGTTTCATCATCTGGTGGTAACTCATTAGGTAATGCATATTTAGGTTTCCAATTATTAGACTATGTTGAAGTTGAAATTGGAGGTCAAGTTATTGATAAACAATACGGTGAATGGATGGCTGTATGGTGTGATTTAACTCATACTTTAGACCAATCAGTTATGTTAAGTCAAATGTTAGATGGTGTTGATACTAATGCTACATTATTAGATAGATTACATATTCCATTACAATTTTGGTTCTGTCGTAATCCAGGTTTAGCATTACCATTAATTGCTTTACAATATCATGAAGTTAAGATTAATGTTCAATTTTCTAATTCTAATCCAACTGTTATTGGTACAGTTGGTAGTGGTTCATTCTTATCAAATACTAGTATCTGGGCTGACTATATATTCTTAGATACAGATGAACGTCGTCGTTTCGCACAAGTATCTCATGAATATTTAATTGAACAAGTCCAATATTCAAATGCTTTAACCGTTGCGACTGGTGCTACTACTACTCAACACGAACTACGCTTTAATCATCCAGTTAAAGAATTAGTTTGGTTAGTTGATGCTTCTGCTAGTTCAACTGCTCCACATTTTAATGGTTATTATCAATGTTCAACTGCTTTATTACAATTAAACGGTCAAGACCGCTTTAAACGTCGTTCTGGTGATTATTTTACTAAAGTTCAACGTTATGAACATCATACTGGTGCAGGTCGTGCTTTTATTACTAACGCATTAACTGTTAATACTACAGGTAATCCAGATTTTGTTGGTTCAAATATATTAAGTGCAACTCATATTTATTCATTCGCTCTTAAACCAGAAGAACACCAACCATCAGGTACTTGTAACTTTTCACGTATTGATAATGCTGTATTAAACTTAGAATTCTTATCAGCATCAACTAGTTCGGGTGTTCCAGCAGTTCCAGCAGGTGGTATTCCATCAGGAACAGTCTTAAAGGTCTATGCTGTCAATTACAATGTTTTACGTATTATGTCTGGTATGGGTGGTTTAGCTTACTCTAATTAAGAGGTTTGTATACATTTATATGTTATCATCATTAAATATATAATGAGAATTACAAAAAAAAATATACGTTAATTATATATTATTAATTCAAAATGGCTGGCGGTTTAATGCAATTAGTTGCTTATGGTGCTCAAGATATTTATTTAACTGGTAATCCACAAATTACATTCTTCAAGGTTGTCTATCGTCGTCACACTAACTTCTCAGTAGAAGCTATTGAACAAACTTTCAATGGTTCTGCTGATTTAGGACGCCGTGTTACCTGTACTATTGCTCGTAATGGTGATTTATTACATCGTTTATACTTACAAGTTGATTTAGATATTTCAGGAGTTGGAAGTACTGGTGCGGCACCAGCATCTTCACTATTATCTTACTATGGTTTCCAAATATTAGATTTTGTTGAAGTTGAAATTGGAGGTCAAGTTATTGATAAACATTATGGTGAATGGATGGCTGTTTGGTGTGATTTAACTCATACTTTTGATCAATCACGTTTATTAGAATATATGGTAGACCCAACAGATGTGGGTCCATCATCCGTTAATGCACCAAATCGTTTACATATACCATTACAATTTTGGTTTTGTCGTAATCCAGGTTTAGCGTTACCATTAATTGCTTTACAATATCATGAAGTTAAAATTAATGTTCAATTTGAACCATTAAATAGTATGAGTTATCCACCTAATCCAGTAGGCGGTAGTTACTTACAAGGTTGTAGTATTTGGGCTGATTATATCTTCTTAGATACTGATGAACGCCGTCGTTTTGCGCAAGTTTCACACGAATACTTAATTGAGCAAGTTCAATTTTCAAATGCATTAAGTGTAGGCCAAGCAAATGCTACTTCATCACAACACGAATTACGTTTCAATCATCCAGTTAAAGAATTAGTTTGGTTAATTGATAATTCAAATAATTTTAGTGATTTTACACAATATGTTACTTGTAAAGATGCATTATTACAATTAAACGGTCAAGACCGCTTTAAACGTCGTTCCGGTGATTATTTCACTAAAGTTCAACGTTATGAACATCATAGTGGTTGTGGTCGTTTCTTAAACTCAACTGATAGAAGTAGTACAGAAGACGAAAGTGGAGTTTTATCAGCAACTCATGTCTATTCATTTGCTCTTAAACCAGAAGAACATCAACCATCAGGTACTTGTAACTTTTCACGTATTGATAATGCTGTATTAAACTTATCATATGGAACTAATTTAATAGGTTTTCCATCTGGAACACTCTCAACTACTGATAGCAGCACAGTAGTTAAAGTCTATGCTGTTAACTATAACGTTTTACGTATTATGTCTGGTATGGGTGGTTTAGCTTACTCTAACTAAGAAACTTATTAATATGTTATTTTCATTTTATATAAGATGTAAATAACAAGTATAAAATAAAATATATTTAAAATATAAGTTATACTATATCGCAAAAATGACTGGAAGTTTAATGCAATTAGTCGCTTATGGCGCTCAAGATACATATTTAACAGGAAATCCACAAATAACATTCTTTAAAGTTGTATATAAAAGACATACAAACTTCGCTATGGAATCTATATCTCAAACAATGAATGGAACAATAGGTTTAGGTAACACATTCAGTTGTATTTTAGGTCGTAATGGTGACCTTGTGCATCGTATATATTTAGAAATGACATTTAATCAAGATATTAGTAATGCTTGGCGTGTGGGACATCAAGTTATAGATAATATTGAAATAGAAATAGGAGGACAGGTAGTAGATAGACATTACGGTGAATGGATGGATATATGGACACAATTAACACATACTGAAGCTAATTGGCAAAAATTGAATAAAATGATTAATGGTTCATTAAAAGATAGTAATAATTCTAATTATACTAAAGTTTATGTTCCTTTACATTTCTGGTTTTGTCGTAATCCAGGTTTAGCATTACCATTAGTTGCTTTACAATATCATGAAGTAAAAATAAATATACAAATGAATAATTCATTTTTAGTAAATAATAATGGTTCATTAGTTACATCTAACGCACAACTTTTATATTGTGATGTATATGTTGATTATATATATTTAGATACAGATGAACGTCGTCGGTTCGCACAAGTATCACATGAATATTTAATAGAACAAGTTCAATATTCTAATGGTATAAGTATAGCACCTAATTCAAGTAATACAAATAAATTATTTTTAAATCATCCGGTTAAAGAAATTGTATGGGTTTCTAAAGATAATAGTATATCAAGACATCCATTTGATTTTTGGGCTTCTCAAGGTTCATTATTAGATAATACTACAATAGCACAAATACAATTAAATGGTCAAGATAGATTTCAACAAAGAGATGGAAGTTATTTCCGTTTAGTTCAACCATATCAACATCATACAGGAGGTCATAATCAACAAGCAAGTAATCCTTCTACGAATACACCTCCATTAGGTGGATTTTATGTATATAGTTTCGCATTAAATCCAGAAGAGCATCAACCAAGTGGAACTTGTAATTTTAGTAGAATTGATAATGGAACTTTAGAAATTAATACTGGTTCAAGTGCTCGTGTATTACATTATTATGCTGTAAATTATAATTTATTAAGAATAATGAGTGGAATGGCGGGGGTAGCATTTTCTAATTAAATCGCGTTTTGTTTATATTTTTCATATTTTTTTATAAAATATGACGAATATATGTAATATATACTTAAAGATTTCATATATAAAATGTGTTATAGAAACACTCACTCAAAATGGCTAAAAAATCTACTCCTGCTCCTCAAGCAACTCCTGCTCAAACACAACAATCTGCTCCAGCAACTCCTGCTCCAGCACAACAAGCAGCACCTGCTGCTACTACAGAAAAGAAGGCTCGTGCTCCTTCAAAGAAGGCTGATGCTACCTCTACTACAGCTCAACAATCTGTCGCACCTGTTGCTTCTACTCCAGAACAACAAGCAGCACCAGTTAAAGAAAAGAAGGCTCGTGCTCCTTCAGCAAAGAAGGATGATGCTACCTCTGCTCCAGCTCAACAAGCAGCATCAACACCTGCTCCACAAGCTTCAAGTGAACAATCACATGAAGAACAACCACAATCAGTTGAAGTTTTATTCCAAACTTTAGTTAGTCAAGCTGAAGCTTTAATGGAAACTCAAAAAACTTGGTTAGCAACATTACGTCGTGCTGTTAAATGCTATACTCGTGAAAGTCGTGAAATGGCTCGTGCTAATGCTCGCTTAGCTGCTAAACGTGCACGTCGTCAAAATGGTGGTGATGGTCAAAAGCGTGCTCCTTCAGGTTTCCAAATCCCAACTAGTATTTCAGATAATTTATGTGATTTCTTAGGCGTCGCACACGGAACTAAGATGTCTCGTAATGTTGTTACTAAGCAAATTAATAACTACATTCGTGAACATAACTTACAAGTTAAGGAAAATCGTCGTAGTTTTGTTCCAGATACTAAATTAGGTGATATTTTAGGTAAATTACAAGATGTTGATGCTTCAACTGGTTTCACTTATTTCAACTTACAACGTTATATTTCACGTCACTTCACTTCAAGTGCTGCTTCAGCAACTACTACTAGTTCAGCTCATTAAAATACTCTAATAATCGTATTATATTATTTATAATTTGATTATTATAAAAAAGCAAATCCCAAAGTAAATCAAAAAATTTGTAAAAATTTGATTAAAAATTATTTAAAGTTTTATTACGTATTGAAAACAAAAATTAAGATGTCTTCCTTTAATGCAAACAATATGAACACTCAATCCGGAAATATTTATCGTGCGAATAATGTAGATTTTACTAAGTTCACATTCAGCGAACCAGTAGCAAACAAATATGGCGGCCGTTCTAGCCGAGTTAAATACGCTGGTCAAGATTTCTTCATTCAAACTCCTCGTATGCGATTACCTTATGGTCTTGGTAAATGGGTTGATACTACAAATCCAGATAAAGTTAAATACTCTATTGATTTCTCATTAGCTGGTTATAATAAGAATAAACCTGATGAATATAACCCACGCACAGCAGAATTCTTTGATTTCTTAAGTAATCTACAACAATGTATGATAGATAATGGTATTAAAAATGCTATTACTTGGTTTGGCAAGCCAAGTGAAACAGTTCGTAAAAGTATTGAAAATGATCCTGATACTTATATT